CTGGACTTTTACCAAGGCCGAGAAGATTAAGAGGGCATCTGACGATAGGCTGCTTGAAGCCGAAATTGCCGCCAGCACTCAAGAGAAAGTTGCAAAACTTGCTGGCAACATGTGGATCCAGGAGAACATTCAACAACGCAGACAGGTTGTCTATTCCCCCTGGTATCTCAACTCTGGAACCATGAAGTACCTCGCCTTGCATTTCCCCGAACTGCAGGTGCTCCCCACCAAGGAGCAGCACACTCACGAACATCCCCTTTTGAATTTGGGGCGTGACTGGGCTGAAGTCGATGCTTACAACGTCCTGTCGCGCTTCTGCAAGAAGCGTGACCTCACCTTCGATGCCAGCCACAAGATCGTGGACATCGGAGGGCAGCCGAGCAGACATGCTCGCCACAACCGGCGCAACGTCCATTCCACGTGCCCCGTGTTGACTCCCGTCGACGCTTTGAGAGCCATGAATCACTATGGTCTCCCCAACGTCTGCCAGCACACCGCCCAACTGTGTGACTGTGTGGAGCCCGTGGCGTACCTAGCAGTGCATTCCTTGTACTACTTGACGCCGCTCGACATCGCGCGCCTCTGCCTGCGATCTGCTGCCAACCTCCTGGTTGCCGTCGTTCACGAGTTCTCCGATGCCTCGGGGTCCTTCGCTGCTGGTGAAGCTAACTACCAGATCACCGACACCCACACCGTCCAAATGAACGTGAGGGGCAACACGCAAGCCTATTCCCACTCGAACATGAAGTGGATGCATGGCAATTCCATCACCTTCCACACCGACCTCGGCCCCCACACCCTTGTTTGGGCCAAAATGTCGGCTCGCGGTGACCACTCAGTGTACCAGTTCACTGTGTCCACGCTGGCCATGACCCCTGACAGGGCGCCTTCTTGCGCCCTGTCAGCAGCCATCAGCTCCCCTGATTACTATGGGGATGTGTCCCTTGCCGGAGTCTTCAACGACATGGGCAAGGTGTCCGTTGGTGAGGTTGAGGTCAGCCTCCCGGACACTCGCGTCTACTCGTGGGGTCCCAGCGTGTTTCTCTACCAGTCCTCCAACCGCGTCATCATGCACTGCCCCAAGGGTGCTGTTGACGCTGTCGCTGCGTGGGTGGCTGGCAGAGACAGAACTGCGGACTGTTTCAAAAACTGCCTCACCTACGTCCGCACCAATTTCCGCAAATTCAACCTCCCGGACCGCTGCTTGGACTCTTCGATGTTCGCCGCAGTTGTGCTGGGCTTTGTGAGAAATGTGTCTCACGAGGTGAGCCTCATGCACGGTGTCATCAGCCCCATGGTGCCAACCATTCTCGTGCACCGCGAAGCCCTCAACCAGAAGTTCAAGAACGTTTGGACTGCGGGCAAGGTTGTGGCCGCCACCAGCACTGCCACTGTTTTGGCGGGTTTGGCCGGCAAAGCCATTGCTGTCACAGCAGGAACCACTGCTGCCCTTGCCGCTGGTGCAGTCGGCGTCGGCCTAGGAGCATGTCTCCTGGGCGGCATGGCCGCCCGTGCCGCCATGGCCCCCCCCATCCACACGCAGAGTGCGAGTAGCATCGCATTCCCTGACCAGCACACCAACCCTGGCTGCTGTGGACCCCCCCGGACATACGTCCAGATGCTGCCGAAGAACGTCGGAATCCCAGCCTGTGACCCAGTCAAGTCAGTCGAAACCATTGCTGCGATGGAACTCGACCCGAGCGCTTCGGTAGACGTTAGCAAGACTGATCTCACCCAGACCCGTGAGAAGCCGGACGCTCCCCCTTGCATTGCTGGAGGCATTGTCTCCATGTTTTCTCCCCCAGTAGTGCCCTCCAACAGCTCCCATTCCGCTTTCAGCGCAATTAAGGAGCGGATCACCAAAAACGGACCCTTTGGTAAGGGCAAAGTTGACGAGGAGTACTTCTCCTTGTTCCGTACCTGGGTCTTCCAAAACCTCGAGTCCCTCGGTCTCCCCAAGGACAGCGTCAAAGCTGTGCCTTTCGCCGAGTGGAACAAGCACTACCCTCAAGCTCAGCAAGCCGCGCACGTTAAAGCCCTCCAACAGCTCAATGACGGAAGCTTTCTTGAGCATCTCTGCCAGGACCGCGGCATGTTCACCAAGATTGAGGGCCTCTCCAAGGCCACCACTGACGGGCCGAGTAGTTTGGCCCCTCGCGCGATTCAGTCTGGCACCACGTACCACAACCTCGCCACTGGTCCGTTCTGCAAGAGCTTCTCCAAGAGGCTCGCCGCAGTCTGGAACGTACAGAACAAGGCTGGCCCCATGTACACGTCTGGTGCTACCGCTGAGGCCATCGGTTCCGCTTACGATGCGATGTGCGACCGCCTCGACGGCGACCTTGCCATCCTCGAAGGCGATTTCGCCCGCTTCGACTCCACCATCCACCGTCTCCTCTTGGAGCTAGAGGCCGACATCTACAAACACACCGGCTGCAGTGAGCAAGCTTACTCAGCATTCATGTCCGCCATCGATACCAAGGGGCGCGACAAGTGGGGAACCAAGTACAAGGTGGACGGTGGCCGCCACAGCGGTGACCACAACACCTCAGGAGGAAACAGTGTCATCCAAGGCCTGGCTATCCTCTTTTCCCTCGCCTTCCATGACGCTTGCGTGAACGATGCGCCTCTCATGGAAGTGACTTCCCTGTGCAGGAAGTACGACATCGCCCTGCTTGCTCTGGGCGACGACAATGTCCTCACCGGCAAAGCTTCCTTCGTCTCCACCGTGCCCATGGAGGACCTGCTTCTCCGCCTGGGCCTCGAGCTTGAGCCAAAACTCCACATGGGAGAAAATGCCAAGTTCATGGCCACTTTCTGCTCGTCCAGGTTCTACCCGGTTGAGGGTGGCTTCTCCGTCCTCGGGCCTGGAATCGGCAGAGGAATTGCCCGCTCTGGGTGGTACGTGAATCCTCCCAAGGGCGCCACCACCGACCAGCTCATGCGTTCCGATTCGATTGGGCGCTTGAATGACAACTCATTCATCCCCTTCCTCCGTGCCTACTGGACCCATGTCCATGGCTTGACGCGTGGTGCCAAGGACATCAAAATGTCTGGTGAGATGAAGCGTTCCCACCTGCACAACGCACACGCCACTCGCAAGTTCGAGCCGTGTGACGAGACCTATCGTATGGTGGAAGCAGTCTACGGACTGACCGTTGAGGACGAAATCGCTTATGTTGGACTCCTCAAGCAAATCACCACCCTCCCCGCCATTGTGGACTATGAGCCTGTCCACAGGGCGATGATCATCGACGGTGTTGCTGTCGACGGCGGCCAGGATCAGGCCGTTTACCAGCCCATTGAAGCTCTCCCCACCATCGTGGAAGAGGACTTCGTCAAGGACCTCGAGCGCCTCAACACCACTCCCCTCTCCTGCCGTTGTGGCAAGCGGGTGACCGCCTGTGTTTGCAAGACACAGAAGCCTGACTTCTGGGCCAAGGACAACGACCAGTTCGTGGAGGAGAAATATCACTCGGGCTCCGTCGAGGTCGAGATGTCCTACTCCTCTGTGTGGCCCGACGGTAGCGTCGACCCCTGGAACTTCGGCTAAGTCGGACCCACAACCCAAGCTCCATGAGCTGGTGGAACACTGCTAACGCAGAGCGAACCTTTTAAAGGAGGCCGCACCTGTCAAAAACCTGACCCTACAAGCATTCGTGCCTGTAAAGACCTACGAGCGGTTCCAAGGCCGCCGGCCAAAGATTAGTGACCTTTGGCATTCTGAGGATCAGGTTTTCTCTCACCAAGGGGGTGGCCCTAGTGCTCCTCGCGGAGTCCATCGACCCTGCGTCGACACTGGGACTTCCAAGTTTTGAACCTTTGCTTCAAGACCCAACAATCGGCAAGCTGTCACGGCTCCGGTACCCCCCCCCTCCCCTGCAATCTACCATTACACACTTTTGCTAGCCCTGTTTGTTTCCTTTACAAACCTCTCTCACTTCTTCTCCCACGCCATGCCGCCCAAGCAGGCTAAGACCAAGAAGGCTGTCAAGAACGTTGCCAAGGCCCAGGCCCGCTTGGCCAAAGCCGTTCTCGCCCCGCGTTCAGTCGCCTCGCTCGTCAAGGGTCGCGGCGACTACACGCACCCGTCCCGCTTCGTCAAAGTTGCCGGACGTGGTGACTACAGCTCGATCCTTAGTGGACTCGGCGGTGGTCTCGGCTCCCTGGTGGACACTGGTGCTGGCCTATTCAAGGCCATCACCGGACTTGGTGACTACCGCGGCGTTGCCGCCGGTCACCAAAAGACGTACGAAACCTCAGGCATTGAGGGAGCGTTCACGTCCGCCTTCTCCAACCCCAACCCCCTGAAGATGGGTGCGATGAACGTCGAGTTCGGCGGTGGTAAGCCCACTGTCGCCCATCGCGAGTTCGTCGGGGTCATCCTCGGTTCGTCGGCCTTCAAGACCACGAGCTACCGCATCCAACCTGGTCTCCGCGGGCCCTCTGTCCTCATGCCTTGGGGATCCAGTGTGGCCGCGGCCTTCCAGCAGTACGAGCTGGAAGGCATGATCCTCGAGTACGTTTCTACGTCCACGAACTACTCGAGTTCCACGTCACTAGGCAGCGTCATGATGTCTACTCAGTACAACGCCACCGCCACGCCGTATGGAACGCAGCGGGAGGTGGACAATGCTGAGTTCACCACTGCCAGTGCCCCGGACAAGTCCTTCATCCACCCCATCGAGTGCTCCACGGCCGACTCGCCGGTGTCCGTCAGATATGTGCGTTCCAACAACGCCACTTCCGCGGGCACCGACGAGCGCCTTGACGACGTCGGTGTCTTCCAGATCAGCACCTTCGGCCAGCCGGTCAACGATGCTGCCATCGGGGAGCTGTGGGTGACTTACAAGGTGCGCTTCCTCAAGCCGGAGCTAGCGGACTTCCACGCTGGCACTACCTACCTCTCAACCACTGAGGGGGACGGCACGAGTCCTTTCCTCCTTCCTGCCAAGCTCAATGCCAACAACTCCCTCCCCTGCATCATGGACCTCGGGGGTGAGCTGGTCATGCCCAATGGCTACGCAGGAAACTACATCCTCACGATCACATGCTCCGGCGTGACCGAGACGACCCGTCTCGTGAACATCGGCACCGGCATTACTCCTCTGAACGTGTTCATGAATGGCACGGAATGGCTTTTCATTTCGTACCTTCCCTACCCGCAGGAGTCTTCCCTCCCGCAGAGCTTCTCCCTGGCCTTCAACTTCAATGGAGACCAGTCTAACGGAGTCATCTCTCTTGCTGGTAGCATCGCCAACGGCAGCTTCGCGACCCTGTCCGTACTGCCGCTCGACAATGACATCTCTTCTGCATTCGACGTGTCCAGCTCCGTGTCCAACACGCTGGCCGCTCAGGAGAACGAGTTGGCCACCCTGCGCAAGCAGGTTGCCGCTCTCATGGTCCTCTCGAAGGCTTCATCTTCCCCTCCCAAGGAGCCCCCCACCCCCTCCGCGTCCTCCCTAGCCTGGGCGGCGCGCATGGAAAAGCTGCGAGCCCTCGCAGCTGTCGATGTGGACGCAGCCGAACGCGAGCTGTCAGAACTGGAATACCAGACTGTGGAGCCCGAGCTCTTCAGTCCTTCCTCCGTTCCTGCTCGCATGCGCAACAACTACATGGATGTCGCCGAGACGTCCCTCACCGCGGCCATTCTCGCTAAGGCCAAGGTGCAGAAGCTGTGACGCATCCCTGCTCTCCTTCCGCCGCTACCAAGCGGCCCCAGCTACTGCTGATTGTCGCTCTGGCCCGCGCCCTTAATGTTTTTGCCCTTCGCTCACGACGCGTCGCTATCTATCAAAACTCAAAACCCTTTTCCCTGCATTGCTTTTCTTGCCCTCATTCGCGCAACATTTTCTTGCTTCTTTTTCGTGCCCTCATTTGCGCACTCTTTTTGTTTTGTTTTTCTCTCCCTGTTCTGCGGATACCCACTGGCCTTCGGCCTAGACTAGCTGCCCTTTGGTAGCGAGAGTCAAGTGGTGTCCTCCGTCGTGCCAGAACGGTCTCGCTGGGGGCGCATCAAGCGCCAAAGTAGAGACATAAATAAACCCACATACTCATCATTGTATATACCCGCTCTTCCACTAGTGGTTGAGCAATGTGGC